TTTCATTTAATTGAAATGTGTTATATTTATTCGACGCCTTAATGCGGCTATTGTTTCAGGATCGCAGTCAGGATACCAAGTATCAGGACTGATGTTGCTTGTCAGCCAAATCTTCTTTGCTGAAAGAACAACTGAACTTCCTTTTACTTCTACTATAACAGGATACCTGTCGAACCAGCGCAGGAGATGAGCTACGTCAATGCCTCCTCGAAACTCATCGATGACAACGTGCTCTTGACCACGATATCCGTCCCAGAACTTTGATCGCGGATCTTTGGGATAAGCTTGTAAACCTGCTTCTTCCCAGGCCCTTCGAGACTTCCCGCTGCCAGTGCGACCCCAGAACACCACCACTTCTCGCTCGTAACCAACTGGTTGAAGGTTGTCCACAGCGATTCGCTTGAGCTGGTTGTAGTTGCGCACGTAGACATCAGCAGGGACGCTCTCCAAGTCTCCACGCTTGGCGCACTCTCGTATTCGCTCCCAGTCAGATCGATCGTTCCGTCGTAACTTGAACTCTCCCAACTCAAATCGAGTTCCTGCAACGGCTGTCTCGTCCTTCCAGACGTAATCTCTTGCTGCAGAGCTTCGCGAGAGCTCGCAATGAGCGCTTGCTCCAAAGATCTTCTTGCAGTGACCCAATCGACACTTCCGGTCGAACGCAACGAGTACCTGCCAGTGGAGGTAGGAGGATTCTGCACCCGATTCGAGCTGACCAGCGATGTACGCACACCCTGGGGGGAGGTAAGGTAAGAAATCGGCATGAGGAATAGTTAATAACCAGTATAAACCCTGGGACATTGATAAGAAAGAGGGAAGCCGTAGTATTACTTACTAGAACGGCTTCCCATTTCCCAGAAACCTAGTAAAATAATTGGGACTTTCTCCCCGGGACGAGTTTTTGCGAATTACACTACTTTCCGGCGTCGTACTTTACAACGCCCGAATGTAAACAATCTGACCTGCGCCACTCTTAACTCCACAAAAATATGAAACGTAAGGGGTCTTACCGTCAATCTCAGAACAAACGCTTCCGTTTGATGGACATTGCTCGAAATGCCATTAATACTGGACTCAAGTATGGTCCTGCTGCTTGGACCGCTTACAACCGTACCCAACGCAACACTAGTGGTATCGGAGTTACCTCTCAGTATGATACGAAGAAGATCTATACCCGGAAGAGAATGCCGAAGCGCAAGCGAGTCGCATGGAAGAAATTTGTCAACAAGACGAACTCAGTACTTATGAAAACCGTCGGTACTAAAACCGTTATCCGCAACGACCAACTCTCTCGACTATGGAACGGCACCGGTCAAGAAATAGCCGTGGCGACCGTTTACGGCGCCGACGGCCTTGCTGCTACTGTGACACAATGTGGCCACCGAGATTTAGCCGAAATCTTCGCTAATGACCCTGATCTACAGGAAGAAACCGCGCACGCGCATTTCGGAACTGCTGTTGTAGACTTGACCATGGTCAATATGTCTAATAATACATCCGAAACACCAAAACCTATTGGCTTAGAAGTAGACGTCTACGACGTCACTTATTGGAAACAATCTGATGCTCAAACATTGGGCTCTATGTTCATTACTGCTGCTGCTAATACTGATGTAATTAATGGTGCTGGCAACTCTATTACATATCAATCGCGTGGAGCTACTCCATTCGATTTTCCATACCTGGGAGCTCACGGAGTGAAGATCCTTGCTAAACGCAAATACTTCCTAGGATTTGGACAAACTGCTACTTATCAACTTCGCATTCCAAAAAATTATCGCATTCGACATGATGACATTAACAACGCTAATGAAGACTTCGTACGACCAAAGGTCACACGTTCTATCCTTATCTTTGCTAAGGGCTTACCCGGCGCAGACGAGGATGTCAATAAGTTACTGAATATTGGAGTGACACGTAAATACATGTACAAGGTATTCAAGAACAACATCGACGCAGATCAGGAGCTCTAGGGGCCCTGGGCCCTCCCAGGTCGCCCATCCCCTGCGGGGGGGATGAGGCGAAAAGGGGGGTTCCCGAGGAGCGGAGCGCGTAGCGACCGACGATGGGCACTAATAAAATTTCATTTAATTGAAATGTGTTATATTTATTCGACGCCTTAATGCGGCTATTGTTTCAGGATCGCAGTCAGGATACCAAGTATCAGGACTGATGTTGCTTGTCAGCCAAATCTTCTTTGCT